AATCTGATGCAGATGCGGCAGCAGCAGATGATGCAGCCACAAATGCCTGCGCAAACGGCTCAACCGCAGCAAATGCAGACAAGCGTTGTATGGATTAGCGGGGGAAAAGAAGAAGCAAACGGGTTTATGGTCGCACCAAATTCTCGAGTAATTATCTTTGAAACAAACTCGATGGTTTTCCACATCAAGGAGCGAGACGCAAGCGGCACGCCTATTCCAATGAGGACGTTTAATTACACGGAAGAAGCTGAAAACAAACCTCATGATACTAAAAAAATGGATGATAAGTTTGTCACCCGCGAGGAGTTCGACCGTTTGGCGGCGCTTGTGGGCGAAATAAAGAGCAAAAAGAAACGCAAGGTCGAGGAGGACGAAGACGATGAATAATCCCTTTTTCGGTGCGCTCGGCGGAGGGAACGGCTTCATGCAAATGATGCAGCAGTTCCAGCAATTCAAGGCAAATTTTCATGGCGACCCCAAAGCGGAGGTCGAAAAGCTCTTGCAAAGCGGCAAACTCTCGCAGGCGCAGTTAAACCAGCTACAGCAGATGGCAAAGCAATTCCAAAGTCTGATGCAATAATTAAATATTTATAGCGTTTTCTTTAATTCTTTATCGTGGCCACGATTTAGATAAAACTGACTTTAATTAAAAGGAGTGATACTATGTCTCTTTCCGATGGCGGCGCCCCCATGCTGACCATGCCGGTGCAGCCTACCAATAGCGGTGGCTTTGGGTTTGGCGGTGACGGCGCGTGGTGGCTTATCGTTCTGTTCCTGTTCGCGTTCTGCGGCTGGGGCGGCAACGGCTGGGGCAACAACGCTGGCAATTCCGGCGGCGTGGTCGATGGCTACGTGCTGACCTCTGATTTTGCTAATGTCGAGCGCAAGATCGACAGTGTAAATCAGGGTCTTTGCGACGGATTTTACCAGCAGGCGCAGCTTGTCAACGGCACCAACATGGCGATGGCAAACGGCTTTGCACAAGCCGAGCTTTCCCGCAGCAACCAGCAGGCGGCGCTGATGCAGCAGCTCAACGCCATGCAGATGCAGGCCGCTGATTGTTGCTGCGAAAACCGTGCAGCTATCGCCCAGGTGCGCTACGACATGGCGACGCAGGCGTGCGACACGCGCAACACCGTGCAGAACGCCACGCGCGACATCATTGACGCGATGAATTGCGGCTTCCGTAGCATCGACCAGCGTATGACCGCGCAGGAGATCGCCGCGAAGGACGCGAAGATTGCTGAACAGAACCAGCAGCTCTTTGCGGCACAGCTGGCAGCTTCTCAGGCGGCGCAGAATGATACGCTCAAATCTTACGTGAGCGGTCAGTTTGCGTATTACAACCCGCGCCCCGTTCCTTCGTTTTCCGTTCCGGCCCCTTATCAGTATACCGGGTGCGGCTGCGGCTGCGGTTGCGGCTGTTAAGTGTTGATAAATGCAAATACTCGTGCTATACTTGATGTATAGAAAGGGGTGTTTGCATGGGAAAATCAATTGACTTGACGGGCAAAAGATATGGGAAGCTGACTGTTATTGAGAAAACTGACGCACGTGATTCTGCTGGGTGTATAATGTGGAAGTGTCGGTGCGATTGTGGCAATGAAAAAAAATATTCCACAAATTCCTTAAACAGAGGGCTTGTTACAAGTTGCGGATGCGGCCAAATCAAGTTGGAAGATTTGACCGGGAAAAGATTTGGGCGCCTTACCGTTGTCGAGTTGGACAAATATTCGCCCAAAAGTCACGGAACAAGATGGTTGTGCAAATGCGATTGCGGGAAACAAAAAACCATTCTCGCTTCTTGCTTGAAGCGTGGATTAACTACGTCTTGCGGATGCTTTTCTTCTGAACAGAAGTCTAAGCGCACAAAAACGCATGGGTTTGGGAATGAGGACCGGCTTTATCGCATATGGAGCAACATGAAATCGAGATGTTATTCTCAAGCAGATCGCAACTTCAAACGATACGGGGCCAGAGGTATAGACATATGCCAAGAATGGCGAACAGATTTTTTGAAGTTTCGAGAATGGGCCGTTGCTAACGGCTATCAAGACAGATTGTCCATTGACCGCATTGACAACAACATGGGATATAGCCCCGATAATTGCCGCTGGACAGATACGATTACTCAAAACAACAACCGTCGCACAAATGTTCACATTACCTATTGTGGGGAAACGCATACAACTGCTGAATGGTCTAAAATAACAGGCATAAAACCAGCAACGCTTGTTTCTCGCAAAGCACATGGCTGGAGCGACGAAGAGTGCATTGAGGTTCCCATATCGCAAAGCAACAATCAAACAACACGAAAAAAATAAACTGCATAGCATAGCTTCTCGGTCACCATATTGGTGACGTTACCGAGATGGTCGGCCCCGTGCCGATACTGACACCAACGCGGCGGGGCTATTGCCTCGCCGCTGTATTTTAATTGCCTCGATTTCGAGGCATATGAAAGGACTGATTATTTTGGCAGAGTACACAAACGCGAATATTGTGAGCGTAGCCGCAGGCCAGAACGTTCCCCTGACCGAAACGGCGGTCAATAGCAAGCCCTGTATTGTGCATAGAGAAGGAAGCGGCCAGATCACGCTGCGCGGCATCACCAATCAAAACCGCGCCCTGTTTCGGGTCTCCTTTGGCGGCAACATCGCTATTCCCACCGGAGGCACGGTCGAGGCCATCACGGCGGCGCTTGCCATCAACGGAGAGCCGCTGACCAGTGCAACGGCGACTGTCACGCCCGCGGCGGTAGGAAACTACTTTAATATTTATGTTTCCGCGCAGGTCTGCGTCCCGAAAGGCTGCTGCCTGACGGTCGCAATGGAAAACACCAGCACTCAGGCCGTCAACTTCGCGAACTCGAATCTGACGGTTGAGAGAATCGCGTGAAAGGAGAATGGACATGAGTAAGAAAGCAATGTATGAGCTTCGCAATATGCTTTGCGAAGAACTTGACGAGCTGGCTCGCAAGGGCGACCTGGGCGCGGGCGACCTTGAGATCGCGCACAAGCTGACCGACACCATCAAGAACATCGACAAGATCGAGATGATGGAGGACGACGGTTACTCTCGCGACGGAGACTATTCGCGTCGCTATTCCCGCGATGGCGATTATTCCCGCGATGGCGATTATTCTCGCGGCGGCGACTGGCAGGCCGATATGCGCGGCACTTACGGCAGGGGGAACTCCTATGCTCGCCGCGGCACGCATTACGTCCGCGGGCACTACAGCCGTGCCGACAGCATGGAGCACCTGCGCGAGCAGATCAACGACATGATGCGCGAGACGGACGATGACCGCGTAAAGGAAGCGCTGCGGCGTGCCGCGAGCCTGATGGAGGGCTAAAGGGGGTGCAACCCCGTGGTAGACGAAAACGAGGTCAAGCTGTGGATATCGCGGCTTGAGACGGAGGAATCGAGCTGGCCCAATTACCAGAAGCTGGCGGCGCTGTACATCATCCAAAATCAAAACGCGCCCAAAGAACCGGAAAGGCCGATGCTGTATTCGGCGGCTCCCGCGCCGGTCAAGACCTATGCGTCTGAAACGGTAGGCAGCTACGGCGACAGCGATTTTTTGCGGGCCGTCTCTAACATGGCTCCAGCAAGAGCGTGGGAGGTCATGGACGAGCTGATGGACAGCCTTAAAATCGTCAACGAGCGCGTGTACAACAGCGTGATGCGGAAGCTCGAAAAATGAGAACACCCCCGTCGCAAGACGGGGGTGTCCTTTTGGGCATAGTTTACCTTTGGGAACACGAAGGTCAAATATGCCTAACGTGGCGTTACAAAAAACGCGCCGTCGTCATCTGCGTCAATTCTCCGAATAAAGCGCGTCCAGAATTCCTTTTTCTCTTCCCGGGAGTAAGTGTCATATTCAGCAAGTCCATTTCGCAGCGCGTCAAGGTTTGTCTTCGGCTTTTCCTCTACCGCTTCAAGGGATTTTTTCAAGCTCGCATACTCCCGCTTGTATTCGTCCAACTCGATCAAATCATTCAGATAAAGCGTTTTTAGCTTGCTCATTTTCTTTCGTATCGCGTCCGCGCTTTGCGTGGCCTTTTTTTCTGCCTTTTTATAATAGCGATTATTTCGCTCAGCAATCCCCTCAAGCTCATGCAATAAATAATCTTCCAGCGCGTCTTCGCGAATCCTCTTTTTGTGTTGGCACGCGGAGTTGTCAAGCATTCGCGTCCGGCATCGGTAGTAGGTATAAATCTGCTTTGCCGTTTCCGACTGCATCGTTTTCCCACACTCTTTGCAATGTAATAAGCCGGAGAACAGATAAACGCGATCTGTCTCAACTCCTGCGCAGCGCTGCGACCGCTGGCGGAGGATATCATTTACAATGTCAAAATCCTGCTTGCTTATTAGTGCGGGGCAAGCGTTTTCAATACCGTACACCTCGCCGATATAAAGCCGGTTGCGGAAATAGTTTACATATTTGGTATATGCCCGGTCAATCTTCCACGTCTCGAGCATATACTTTTTTACGCCAAGCACGCTTTGCAGTCTGATGTACGCCGCAAACATATCTCGTGCGGCATCTACCGTGCCGTTATCAATCTGGTATTGCCTGTCCTTGACGATATACCCTAAAGGCGCTTTTGACCCTGCCGGTTGGCCTTTTGCCCGTTTGCCGTCGTTGATAAATTTGATTCGCTCGCTTGTGCGGTCGGCCTCGTCCTGCGCGACGGAAAGCATAATGTTGACCTTTAATCTCCCGGACGCGGTGCGCGTCTCGTAGTCCTCTTCCGTCGCTTGCCACGTCACGCCGTATTTGTCCAGCTGCGTCTGTACATCGTAGTACCCGGCAACGTTTCGAAACCAGCGATCGAGCTTGATAAACAAGATCGTGTCTACCGTCCCTGCTTTGCAATCGTCCAGCAGACGCAGAAGCGCAGGACGCTTTTTATACGGCTTTCGCGCGGAGATGCCAGCGTCCTCATATATGCCCACCACGGTCATTTTATTCGCTTTTGCGTACCTTGTCAGCGTGTCCCGTTGCTCTTGCAGGGACAAGCCATGCCGCGCCTGCTCCTCGCTCGAGACGCGGATATACAATGCCACTCTCATCATAGCCCCCTCCAAAATCCGTAATCTACACAATGAAAATCAATGTACACACACCACGCAGCGAGAAGAGCGATAATAACAAACATTACAGCAATCGCGCCGTTGCGGATATGGACACCGCGCCGCATGATCTCAATGGTATCGGCCTTTGCGTCAACATGGCGTTCCAGCTCATCGTTGCGCGCTTGCAAAGTTTCCTCGGTCGGCGTCAGGTGTTCGGAAATCCCGAACGCCTCATCAAGCGATATTCCAAGCGCTTTGCAGATCGGCGCAACGGTGTAGATCGACGGAGCTTTAGAAAACTTGGAAAAGAAGTTCTGCACGGTGGACAGCGGAACGCCGGAAACGTCGGAAATTTCCTGATAGGTCAGTTTCAATTCTTCTTTACGGATTCTACACACTTCTTGAATATTCATTTATGCCACCTTAATTTTTTCCGATTTTCGCGCCGCAAAGTCGCAAGATGAGGTCTTGTCGAGCCATGTCGAACGCTGTTTTATTGCAATGTTTCGGTGTTGAATTGCCAAGGTAAAGAGGAGTATGGTCAAAACATGCAGCGGCGACCGCTTCTCGCTGGCTGCAAAAAGGCCCCGCCGTTTGTTGCAGAGGGCGGCGGGGCCGATCTAAGCTATACCGTCTTGCAACTTTTCAATTCTCCCGCTCTTCCCATTCTGCGACCTCATCTAATGATTTAGGGATGGTATACCCCGCATCCTCAATCTTTTGTGCCAGTTTTTGATAATTTGTTGTGTTACCGTTTCGCATGCGAGAAAAGCCAGAAAGAGATTTTGGGAAGTCGTCGGGGAATTTAGGCTTGAACCAATAATAAATAATATGATTTAGATTCGGCTCATTGATCGGATTGTAAGACTTTTCAACACGTTCTAACCAAAGTCTATAATTTTTCTTTTCTTCTTCCGTTCGGTCATCACGAAACGGTCGTTTGCTATACAGAGATGGACTAATGCATTTGAAAGACGGCTCGGAAACACCATCAATATAGGCAAATATCCCAAGGGCACATTGAAAATGAAAATCATCTGGGAACTTTGGGAACTTCCAACTTTTCCCAGATAAGCTATATATTCGTCTCCGGTACTTCGCGCAAATTTCACAGCACGCGCTTGAATCGCCAACCTCTACTAAATCAGTTTTAAGTCTTTTACACGATTCAAGCGTTCTTGCAAATGCGTCTTTTGCATAGTTTTCCGGAGATTCTGTATGGGCATCTATCCAGTCTTTCCACTCTTTTGCTTTTTTGAATCGCCCTAACTCAATGTAATAGTTGACGACCCTATAAAAGTCTTTTCGCTCCCACCCAAGAGTGGAATATGTCATCAACTGGCAAGATTTTTCAAGGCAAGCCATTGATAGCTGGTAATCTCCGGTATTCCACAGAAAACCAGCGTGCATTCTCAACACATATTCAAGATATCCTGTTGGGCCTAACTCTTTTGAAGGTGGTACATTGCGTACTTTTGTATAGTCAGGAATGGCGATAGAATAAATCGATTGCTTATCGGTCAAATCGTATTTTATTCCATCAGACACTATATCAGTCGCCGCGTTGATCTTATCGCGCACGTCGTAATACGATTGATTTGGTTCCGGAAACAACTCCACAACGCGGCCGTGCTCAAAATATACGGTAATTGGCATATCAAATTCACCTAATTTTATATTTTAAATTATATTGGATCAATTAAAAATTAGTGCTATACTAATCCGCGATAGAACACTTGTTTTATTATATGAGAGCGAACGGAGGGAAGAGAGGATGACGACGGTAGAGGAATTGATTATTACAATTTCGAGATTTACTCCCCAGCAACTTGACCTTTTTCGATCTGCTGCGCAACAGATAGTAGAGCAGCGGCAAGGTCAGGATTTGATTCGCAAATCCGAATGAGCTTTTGAATATCTTCGGGCAATTCAGAAATGAGCGCTTCACCATCGGTGGGGCGCTCTTTTTTTGCGGCTTTATCGGCTACAGAATAAGAAATTGAAATCCCCAAATATTCTTCAATAGTTTTAATATTAGCAGCAGAGGGGAAATAGATGTTATTTCTCCACTGTGAAAATGTTGCGCTTGATATTTTTGTTGCAGCATAAAATTCCGCCTTTTTTATATGTCGAGCAACGAGCTCGCGTTCGACGATATCAACAAGCGTAGGACCGTCCAAAATATTAAGCCTCCCTTTGTACAAACCGCCGAAACTGCACAAAATGCAAAGTTCAACTTGACATATTAAGCTGAGCTTAGTATAATGCGAGCATAGGGCAATAAAAAGCAAGCCCCCTTGATACTTAGCGGACTGTCGAAATTATTAGTTTGTTGGCACTTCTTATAATATCACGGTTCGCTAAGTTGTCAAGCAAAACTTAGTATTTGGAGGTGAAAATATGAGTTTTCGAAGCGCTCGTCATAAAGCTGGATTCAGCGTCCAGCAAGTAGCGGACGCGCTGAAAATCTCCGACGTAGCCGTGTATTACTGGGAGACCGGTCAGCAGGCCCCCCGCGCAAGCCGTCTGCCGGAGGTCGCCGCGCTCTACGGCTGCACGGTGGACGAGCTTTTGAAGCCTGATGAAAAGTAAAGGAGGAAGGAGGACGCATGATTTTTGCAGCATGGAAAAGCGGCTGCCGCATTTCCGCCGACGCGCAAAAGGTCGCTGACGAAATCTTGGCAATCGGCAGCTCCGCAACGACCGCCCAAATCCTCGACAAGGCGAGGGACGAGCAGACGGAACTGCACAAGTGCTTTGATTGGAACGATGCAGAAGCCGCCGAGAAGTGGCGTTTGCAGCAGGCGCGGCACATCGTTTGTAACCTGGTTATCAAGGAGAAGAGCGATACACCCCGCCCCGAGGTTCGCGTGTTCTTTAAGACAGACACGGATAGCGGCTATAAGCCGACCGTCCTTATCATGCAGGATAAGGACGAATATCGGAAACTGCTCGACCTCGCTTTAGCGGAGCTGAACAGTTTCAAGGCGAAGTACAAAACACTGGTGGAGCTTGACGGCGTGTTTGACGCCATCGACAAGGTAGCCGGATAGCAAAACGGCGGTAAGCGGAAACAGGGGCGCGTAGCTCCGAGTATAAAAAATAGCATGAGAAAATTAAGCTAACTATATTACGAAACAGCAAAATTCACTACAAAACATCACACTACACGCTTCTGTTTCTGCTTACCGCAGACGATAGTACATGACCGCGCATAACAACAAATTACCCGACAGAACAAAACAACATCGTGCGCTTGCTGTGGCTTATGGCCGCAAAGAATTATTTAATACACACAACATTACTACAGAGAAGATTACTACAGAACAGCAAATGACAGTACAACGTAAGCCACAGCAAGCGCACGAGTATCAAGGAGGAAATGAAAGATGAAAAAAGAGCGAATTATCGAAGTCCAGTCTTTAAAAATCGAACAGGCAACCATTTTGATCGAGGGCGACGGCGACCTTGTGCTGAACAAGATGAATGCCCGCACCGTCCGAGAGCTGACCGCCGCCCGCGACGGCAAAAAGACCATCAAGGAAGTCCCCAACATTTGGGAGGACATCATCACGGCAATTCACTGGCGGGATGGCTACCCCGTGGAGGACACTTACCGCGATATGAACGAGGGAACCTTGCGCGATATGCTGACGAACAACGCGCCCTGCATTACGGGCTTTGGCTTGAAGAAGTCCTTCTGTCAAGCGGTCGTGCGAAACGAGATCGACACTTACGCGACGAAGTTTGACAACGCCATGAATGTTACGGCGCGGTTGGAACCCGTGAAATTCGTAGCACATTTTGTTGACAAAACGCTCATGTCTCCGAAGCGAGGCGCTCCGGTGTTGGTTTATATCAACCGTTTCTCCGGCTGGTCTTCCCAAGTCCATATCACCTACACCGAGAACGTCTACACGCTCGACCAGATCGTGAACATCATCAATATGGCAGGGTTTGGACTTGGCATCGGCTCTGGCCGTTCCAGTGGTTATGGCAGATACCATGTTGTCGGAGTTGAATAAAAAATGCCCCGCCCAATGTTGCAGCATCGAGCGGGGCGGGTGGGACAAATCTTACCACAAGATATTGTGTCCGTGCTTATTGTAGCACGAGAGAAAGGAAAAGGCAATGAGAAAAAAGCCAGAGTACAAGATCATTTGGGTCGCGCCCCCCGACCCTGTAAAGCTGGGGACGATCATAGGCGAGATTTACGCACGCGGTCGCGGCCTTGAGTTTGTCGGCCTTGTGCCGAACGAGAAGAAGGGAGAAAAGGCATGATCACACTGTTTATCTTTATCGGCATCGGCACCGTGACGCATTGGTTTATGCGGGCGCTGGACAAGCTGGAGGGCAGGGCATGAGGCGCGACCGACGCACCCGCGAGCAGCGCAAGGCCGACGCTTCGGCGCGCATCGCTGCCGCCTGCCTGTTCCTCGCGGCGCTGCTTATCATCGTCGCAACCCTAACGGTTAAAACCACCGGGCAGCCGTACAAGGGCGAGCCGCCGGTCATCGAGGACAAGCTCCCTGGCGAGGACAAGCCCGCAGAGGGGAGCGCGGTGCTCGACATCGGCGAACCGCTCGGTGAGTTCTGCTTGACCGCCTATTGCCCGTGCGCGAAGTGCTGCGGCAAGAGCGACGGCATCACCTCGACCGGCACGACCGCCGCCGAGGGGCGAACGATTGCGGTTGACCCTCGCGTGATCCCTTACGGCTCCTCTGTCACGATCTACTTTGCCGACGGAACGAGCCATACATACACCGCCGAGGATTGTGGCGGCGCGATCAAGGAGAACCGCATCGACGTGTTCTTTGACGACCATCAGGCCGCGCGGGAGTTTGGCGTACAAACCGCTTATGTTTACATGGAGGTATCACCATGACAGACGATGTTATCACTCTGCGAAACCATCTTCGCGTTGGCGCTCAGAACGCGCTGCGCCGTTGGCAGCTCTGCGAAATGACCGGCTGGACAGACCGGCACTTGCGCAAGGTGATTGAGGCGGCACGATGCGAGGAGGACGGCGAAGAATACTGCATTATGAACTTTGGCAAGGGCTACTACTTGTCAAACGATCCGGCAGAAGCCGAGGTGCTCCGCAAGATCGAGATGGCGCGGATAGCGTCCATTGTCGGGCGGACATACGGCCTGTCGGAGATGATACGGAAAGCGGGGAGGTCGTAATTTACATGGTTTACAAATGCGAAGCCTGCCACGCGATCTTCTTTGAGCCGTACACTTATCAGATACGCGAGAACCTTGACGGCGAGAACGGCATAGAAACGCGGACGGTCTCCGAGTGCCCGTTCTGCGGCGAAGAATGGTTTACGGAGGTGGAAGATGAAGCCTAACGGAGTGACGGAATACGCGCGTTGCACCGTGGACATCAATTTCCCGAACAAAGAGGTACGGTGTATGTACTGTCCGCTGCTGGAGACTTACGCGCGGAACCAATGCCGGAGGACCGGCGAATACATCATAGACACGCGCGGCATCGGGATGTGGTGCCCGCTGAAAATGGAGGAAGATCATGGACTATAACTTTGGCGAGAACGTAGAGGAATACAGCCAAAAGCAGGGGAAGAAAATCCCAGTTTGGCAATCCGACAAGTATAAAGAGAGCAAGAAAAAGGCTTGCGAGATCATCGAAAGTGGGAAGTATGGACTATCCCCCGCAGACTTCTGGATACTTATGAACGAGACGAAAAGCGGCAAGATGGGGTACACGGGCCTGATTATCTCTCACAACGGCTGCTTGAAAATCAACGACAAATTGGAAAAGCCGTTTAATCCGATGTCCGTTACCGAAGACAAGTGCGGATACGGCGGCGCGCTGGTTTTTACCTATTGCGATAAAGACCAGGGATTATATGAGGTTGGCGAAGTCACACAGAAAAATTGCAAGAACGATTATCCGTATGCGATGGCGTTTAAGCGGATGTTTGACCGCGTTGTGCTGAAACTTTCCAAGCTCGCTTATTCAGGAATTTATAGCGAAGCGGAGAGTGATTCGTTTCGCGACCCGGTTGATGATACCAGGACCCCGAGCAATGGGGAATTAGAAAAACCGCCTAAGCAGGATAAGAAGCCAAGTAAGGAAGAGATGGACGCGTTTAACGCGCAGTACAAGCGCGAGGTTGAGAAAAACACCTGTAAGGACTGCGGCAAGCCCATCTACCCTGTGACGCACGGCGGCAAGAAATATTCCGTTGCCGAGATTGCGGAGAACGCGATAAATACCTATAAAGCGCCGCTCTGCTGGGCGTGCATGGCGGCAAGGAGAAAAGCCAATGAAAGCCCGACTGCATGATCTATCCCTCGCGCGGGATGGTGGGTATCTGCTCACCATCGCCACGCGGGAGAATATCGGGCCGTTGTTTGACGAGCTGCACGAGACAGACGTTGACGTGACCGTGAAGAAGCACCGCGAGAAGCGGAGCTTGGATGCCAACGCCTACGCATGGGTTTTGCTGGACAAGCTCGCAGAGGCCACAGGAACGCCTACAAGCGAGGTTTACCGGCAGGCCGTGAAAGATGTCGGTGGGAACACGGAAACCGTCTGCGTGCGCGAGAAAGCCGTACAGAAGCTATGCGGCGGCTGGAACAAGAACGGTATCGGCTGGCAGACGGAAGTGATGGACAGCAAAATTGACGGCTGCAAGAACGTGGTTCTGTATTACGGGTCGTCCACCTTTGACACAAGACAAATGTCGCGTCTGATCGACAACATCGTGCAGGACTGCAAGGCGGTTGGCATCGAGACCTTGACCCCACAGCAGCTTGACGCGCTGAAGGAGGATTGGCGATGCACAAAATGACAAAGGCAACCTCTATCCCTAAAAGCGTCAAGGAGATTGTATACGAGCGCGACGGTGGGCGCTGCATTCTATGCGGGCGGAACAACGGAGAGCCGGTAGCGCACGTTATACGGCGCTCACAGGGCGGCAGAGGCATCGAACAGAACATCGTAACGCTCTGCCCCTCCTGCCACCGAGCCTTTGACGAGGGGCCGCAGAGGACGGCGCTATACGCCTGCATCGTCGGCTACCTCAAAGCGAAATACCACGGCTGGACACGGGAGAACATGATTTACAGGAAAAACAGGGAGGAATTGAAATGAGCTTGAACAGGATCAACGTCATGGGACGCATTGGAAAGGACCTTGAGCTGCGCCGCACGCAGAGCGGAAAGGCGGTCACCAGCTTTCCCATCGCCGTCGACCGCGACGGTAAGGATGCCGGAACGGACTGGTTTGATGTGGTCGCGTGGGAGCGCACGGCGGAGTTTGCCGCGCAATACTGCGCCAAGGGGCGCAAGGTAGTGGTAGACGGTCGCTTGCAGGCGCGAGACTGGACCGACAAGGACGGCAATAAGCGCCGCTCGGTCGAGATCATTGCTAATAGCGTGTACTTTGCCGACAGCAAGCCGCAGGAGGAACCCGCCGCATACAGTCCCGCATCAAGCAGCTTGGGCGAGTTTACCGAGGTTGAGGATGACGGCAACCCCCCGTTTTGATGGAGGCGCGTTGTGAAGTACGACGCTTTGATTTACGATTGCGAGAATATCTTTGATGTAGATGATCCGGCACATAATATGATCCGCATCGACGGTCTCTCGCAATCAGAAGCAGATGACCTTTGCGACATTATGACCCAGCACGGCGTATCAATTTGCCTGCTTCCCTATAAGGAGTGAGTGCATGGCGGATATGACTTACATCAAGCTGTTTGTCGATTACTTAGACGCAATAGAGCCACTCGGTGACGCTGAGAGGGGGAGGCTTTTCACTTCCTTGTTAGAATACGCAAGGACGGGCGAAGCCCCGCAGCTTGGCGGGAACGAACGGTTTCTTTTCCCTATGATGAGGGCGCAAATCGACAGGGACAATGCTGCAATGGCGGGATTATCCGAGGCGCGAAGCAAGGCCGGGAAGATCGGAGCCGAGGCGAAACAAGCAAATGCAGGATTTGCCAAGCAAAACAAGCAAATGCCAAATTTGCCAAGCAAATCAAGCTATGACAAAGACAAAGACAAAGACAAAGACAAAGACAAAGACGAGAGTATTACGCGCGCGAGGCGCTTTACCCCTCCCACTTTGGACGATGTTTTGGCTTATGTTCGGGAACGCGGTTCAGACGTAGACCCGCAACGGTTTCTTGATTTCTACGCATCCAAAGGCTGGATGGTAGGCAAGAATCCGATGAAGGACTGGAAAGCCGCCGTGCGAACATGGGAAAAGCGCGAGGATACGGGCAACCACTCCAATCCAACGCCTGGAAAAAATGCGTGGATGAAAGAATACCTGTGAGGAGGAAATCATGAAACTCTTGATTGGCGGAAGCCCTTGCACGCACTGGAGTATCGCGCAGACCAAGAACCGCGAGACCGAGGCCAGCGGCATCGGCTGGGAGCTATTTTTAAACTACCGCATCGCCCGCGACAAGTACCAGCCGGACTATTTTCTCTACGAGAACAACAAATCCATGTCGCCCGCTATCCGGACGCAAATCACGGCGGAGCTGGGCGTGGAACCCGTGCTTATCAACTCCGCGCTGGTAAGCGCACAAAACCGCCAGCGCCTGTATTGGGTGGGCAGACGGAACCCGGACGGCACATACAGCCAGGTGCCGGTGGAGCAGCCGGAGGACAGGGGTATTCTGCTGCGGGATATTTTGGAGACCGGCTTCCCGCTGCGCGAGAAGAGCTATGCGCTCCAAACAGGACACAGTGCGACGGCGGAGGATGCCGTTGCACGCAGGCAGCGGAACGCGGTAGCGGAGCCTGTTGCCATTAAGCCGCTGTCTGAGCGGGAAATGGATTACATGGTTGGTGAGCATGGCAAATACTCCGACCGTTGGACATATCTGCAAAAGCCAGGAGAGGCAGACAAAGCGCTTTGCATCACCGCTAATGTACATCGCGGCGTTCCGTATAACATTTGCGCAGAGCCTGTACGAATCGGGACCATCGAGAATGACGCGAAGAACCCGGACAATGACAGCCAGCAATACCGCGTCTATTCGCCGGACGGAAAGAGCGTGACCCTCTGCGGGAATGGCGGAGGCTTGGGAGCCAAGACGGGCCTTTATGCAACGCCGGTCGGCGGCCCGGATGGGAAAGCGTGGCCCGTATACAAAGTCCGCGACGGCTTTATCGCCATTAAAGGCAAGCGATACCCGATTAAACTGCGAGACGGCTTTTACATCATCCGCAAGCTGACGGTCCGCGAGTGTATGCGCCTCCAGACCGTGCCAGAGGAGTATGTTTTCCCGGTGAGCAACAGCCAAGCCTACAAGATGCTGGGCAACGGCTGGACGGTGGACGTGATCGCCCACATTATGAGCCATTTTGAAGGGCTGACGAAAGAACCGGTGAAAGTGCTATCGATGTACGACGGTATGAGCTGCGGACATATCGCGCTGGACAAGCTGGGCGCGGAGATCGCCGCCTACTATGCGACCGAGATCGACAAGTACGCCATCCAGACCACGCAGCACAATTTCCCCGAGACCATCCAGCTTGGCGACGCATTTCAGGTGAGAGGGGAAGGGTGGACGCTATGAGCCTTTCCGGTTACACCAACACGCCGATCCTGCCCGAGAAAGCAAAAGAGCTGATGTCCCTTGACGCCGAGGACAAGGAGATCATCACCTACGGCAAGATCGAGGAGTGGTTCACAGCATGGGACGGGAAAGTCTATGTGAGCTTTTCCGGCGGCAAGGATTCAACCGTGCTGGCTTACCTTGCCGCAAACTGGCTCTCACATTTCCGCACGCCGCCGTGGCCGCTGGACCTCGTATTTGTCAATACGGGGCTGGAATATCCAGAAGTTCAGAAGTTCGTAAACGAATATACGGACTGGCTGCGGAGGGAGTTTCCCCGTGTGACCGTCAACCTACACCGTCGGCGTCCGAAGATGAACATTCGGCAGGTGGTGCGGAAGTACGGGTATAGCATCGTGAGCAAAGAAGTGTCCGCATACGTAGGAAATGCTCGAATCAATCCAGATGGGAAATCGGCACAGCGTTTACGCGGGGAATACCTCGATAAAAATGGAGAAAAATCCCCGTACAACTGCGAAAAGTGGGGGGATTTAGTTCATGCGCCGTTTCTCGTGTCGGATTCATGCTGCAAGGTGATGAAAAAGGGACCCATGCACAAGTTCGAGACCAAAACAGGGTTCCACCCCATGACAGCGTTGATGGCGGAAGAAAGTCGGCTGCGCATGCTGAAATGGCAACGCACAGGCTGCAACGCCTTTGAGGGCAAGCACCCGAGGGGAAAGCCCATGAGCTTTTGGGCGGAGCAGGACGTACTACGGTTTATCGTAGATCGGCAAATCCCTATCGTTAGCGTGTACGGCGATATCGTAGCCAGTGACGGCGAGAACGACTATGCGAAAACGCTGATCGACTGCAAGCTGCACTGCACGGGCTGCCAGAGAACAGGTCAGAGTATAACGGCCGCTTGATGGGGCGACTCATCATGTAATAACAGTGTGAACCCTATTACTCAGGGGTGTGCCGCCACAAGGCGGGGCTAACGGGGAAGCCCTAACGTAAAGACGAGGGTAATCCCGTGCTGGGCTAATCGTGATAGCGTATTTTGTGTTTATAAATTTGAGGTCTTGATTTGAGGTTTATGGATTTTTTAATTCTGTAGAACACGGTTTTGTGATGCCAAATTTATCACAAAGCTCCTGCATCGGCATTTGAGCATTATAAGCATCAACGATGGCGGAAATGTTTAGATCGTCGCGGTTATTGATGGGTACACGGTGCTTTCGCGAGCCAGCTTTATCTAAAGCGCGACAAACGGTGTATGTGTGGCATCCAAGAGATTTGTCTCTGCCGTATTTGGTTACGGCATTGTAAAGTTTGTAGTTACGCCTGAGCTTTGCGGTGCTGGGCTTCATGTGAACCATAAATCTTTCGTGTACAGCCATTGTCGTTTGCCCGATGTAAACTTTATCGTTTACCGTGTTTTTGATGATGTAAATAGAACCTGTACGCATATTATCACCTCAATAATATTATACACCAAAGGCGCAAAAAGCGCAAGTTCAGTGTAACGACTATGGGGGTTGCCCCAGTAGGCCAGAGGATGAGTTGCTGGTCGAAGCGCACTGCATCTCATTGAGATGAAGAGATAGTCTGGGCCATTGGAAACAATGGAATAACTGTGTATGTTTTGCGCGTTTGGGGCGCATCTCGAAAAGGGAGAAAACCGGTTTGAGCGCATGAAACACACGCACCCAAAGCACTATGAGTTTTGCATCGGCGGCGGGGAGTTTGATCCCGCGGATGGGCTATGGAAACCCAACGAAAAGGGACTTGGCTACGGTCGGGTTCTGGATTACATCGGAGTGAGGTATTGAGATGAATGGAGGAATTATGAGAGATACAAACCTCGTAAATGCGCTTAGATGCACTTCAACAGAAGACGGGCCAATGGGCGACTGCAAGAAATGTCCGTTTTACAAAACGGAGCCGGTCCCGGAAGATCTGGTGGGAAAAGTCAATTTGACAGAGTGGTTTTCCTGCGATGTTGACGCGGTGGGGCTTGCCGCAGCCGACCGGATTGAAGCGCAGGCGAAAGAAATTGACGCCCTGCGGAACGAACTGTGCCTGAAATGCGAAAACTACACGCTGGCCCATGAGGGGGCCTGTAACGGATGTCGGTGGAGGAGGTAAGAAGATGGAAGCGTTAGAATTTTTGAAAGAAAGAAAAAGGATGTGTCGTTCTTTTGGTGGATCGTGCGAGGGCTGCCCGCTTGAAGGGACTAAATGCGTCGTCAGCAGCATCGTACCTGATGAAGATTACAAGAGAATCATCGCTACCGTCGAGCAGTGGTCCAAGGAGCACCCGCGCAAGACGCGGCAGAGCGTGTTTCTGGAGCAGTGGCCTAACTGTATGATGGACGATGACGACGTTGTCGGAATGTGCCCAAGAAATGTTGACAAAATGTATGTCTGCAATTTAAGCCGATTTGGTGGGTGCACAGACTGCCGCCGCGAGTTCTGGATGCAGGAGGCGGAGTAATGTGGCAATGAAGATAGGATATATTAGAAAATACAGCGACCCTTGTGATACTAAACGCAACAGCTTTCGTTTCGTCGAATGTTCTTGCACACGTCGAATTTCCAGCAAAAGTGACAGAGTTTATTCAAAACAATTTATGCCCCTTGATTACGAGGAAATCGTGGAAAACGCGAACTTTATGCGCAACAATCCGCAGCTCATCCTCGTGCAGGAGCTGTTCTTACTGGACGGCGAGCTGCGCAAAAAAGCGACTATGTGGGTCGAGTGGGCTAACAAGGCAGACCCAAGTGAGTACGACCTGCTTGCAAAGCTGGAGGTGGAGTGATGGAACGACTGACGTACCGCGATAAAGAAGGATTCCCGATGATGAAAAAACGTGGTGGATTCAAACAGGGAGGCGTTGAGCGCCTCGCCGCCTACGAGGACACGGGGCGGACGCCGGAAGAAGTAACCGCGTTGGGAAACCTGTTTGATTATGTGCTGGAAGAATCGAAAACGCTGACGGGGCAGCTTGCATTGCTCAATCGCATTCGCGAGCTGGCCAAGGCAGACAAGGACGGGCGCGTGGTGGTGCTGCCGTGCAAGGTGGGCCAGCGGGTATTCGCCTTACTGGACACGGACAAGCATCTAAGCGAGTGCGAGGTTAAGCAGATCGGATTGGGTAATGAGATTGGCTTTGTTGGCATCGAGCCAATAGGCGCTCGCGGACGGGAATACGGAGTATCGATAAAGGGCTTCGGCAAGACCGTATTCCTCACCCGCGAGGAGGCGGAGAAAGCATTGGGGGGCATGAAATGAGCCGGCTATGGAATTGGTGCGCATTCTGCGGAAAGCGCATCGAAACGGGCGAAAAGCGCTACGGCTTGCCAAACGGAGAGAGCGTATGCACAGATTGCTGTGTTGAAGAAAACGAGGGCGCGGATGTATCCAACGGGGAGGAAAAACAGGAGGACGACAATGGCTGAATACAAAATCTGCTTTAGCGTGGCTGGGGCGTTCGGCGCTCAAATCAGCTTTGAGGCAAAACCAGGCGTATCCTATGAAGACGCTGCGGCGTCTATTGACAAGGAAAAGCTGGTCCGGTTGATGTGCCTCGACACCTTGGGCTACTCCGCAAAGGACATTGAGGCTATCACTCCTGAACAGTACGAAGCGGAATTTGGAGGGGATGAAGATGGCTGAATACATTGACCGGGAAGCGTTTAAGAAAAGCGTTGAGGAGCGTTATTGCAAGCCGTGCAAGGCGGAGGGGAAAGACCACAACGGATGCTGGTGCCGTGCCTGTTGGGTCGACGATATGCTCGATGAGGTAGGGTGTTTCCAGCCCTCTGATGTTGACCCGGTGACGCGGTGCAAGGACTGCGCGCATTACGACGGCGCTCGCAGGCATTACGAGACAAGCTATCGCGTGCTTGCCTGTCCGCAGTACGAGGTGGGATGACATGAGCTGCTTTAACTGTCAAGAGCGGCACGTCGGCTGTCATTCGACCTGTGAGCGATACGCTGCGTGGCTGCGAGAAAAGAAAGAGGCAAAAAGCAACGAAACGGCCAGCATAGTCGAAGAAAGCGCGATGATCAATTACATTCAGAGGTCAAAAGACCGATACAAACGGAGGGTGGGGAGAAAATGATTGAATTTCCCTATTGCGTCTATCCGGCGCTGAAGAAGGTTTTCTGCGAGAGGCAGTACACGCGCCGCCAGCTTGCCGATGCGGCAGGCATTTCCAAAAGCAATGTCTGGTGGTGGCTGTCGGGCAACAATCAGCACACCATCGACGTGATCAAAGGCATCCTCAGAGAGAGCGGCCTGACGTTCGAGGAAGCGTTTGGAGGTGCAAAATGACAACGGGAATTTATGACGAACTGATTTACAGGAAACTGGATAGCATTGAATCTTTGCTAATCGAGATTTTGGCACAGATGAAGGAGAACGCACATGGCGGTCAGTAAGCAGGAACGTGAGATCGTGTACCAGAAATACAGCGGACGCTGTGCGTACTGCGGGCGCTCATGGTGGATGGCAAGGAGATCAAAGAGAGTTTCCGACCGGAGGAGGTGCTGGCATGAAATGCGAGTTATACCATGACAATTTTCAGAATTTTAAGCGATACAATATTCCAAAAGCGCAGCTTGTAATTGCGGATATCCCCTATAACATCGGCGTGGACGCCTATGCAAGCAATCCGATGTGGTACAACGGCGGAGATAACAAAAACGGAGAAAGCAATCTTGCAAAGCAGAGTTTTTTCCACACGGACGGAACATTCAAAATTGCGGAGTATATGCACTTCTGTAATCGTATGCTGCGCAAGGAACCGAAGGAAAAGGGGAAGGCTCCGGCAATGATCGTGTTTTGCGCGTTTGAGCAGATGCAGACCGTGATCGAATACGGAAAGCGCTACGGGTTCATGAAAAGCTATCCGCTGTTCTTCTGCAAAAACTATTCCGCACAAGTGCTTAAAGCCAACATGAAAATAGTAGGCGCAACGGAATTTGCGGTCGTCCTCTACCGGGACAAGTTGCCGAAATTCCGTAACGTTGGTTCGGATGGTGAGCGGCACATGGTATTTGATTGGTTCGCGTGGGAGAGGGACAAACGCAGTCAATATCCAAAGGTGCATCCGACACAAAAGCCGGTTGCGGTATTGAAAAAGCTGATCTCCGTGTTTACAGACCCCGACGATGTTGTGATCGACCCGTGCGCGGGAAGCGGCTCTACGCTTCGCGCAGCTTATGAGATGGGGCGTAACGCCTATGGGTTTGAGGTGGACAAGGGGTTTTACGAGGCAGCGAAAGAAAAGATGCTTGCTCCCTTGTTTGCGAAGCCTGAATTTGAGCAGATCGGAATGGGGGATGTGGTATGAGCGCGTTTCCCGAGCGCTTGAAGCGATTACGGGAGAGAAAGAGAATAAAGCAATATGTCCTATCTGAACTGTGCGGGCTGCACCGTGACGCGGTGAGGCGGTACGAGGCGGGGGAGGCTACGCCCACAACGGACGCATTGGAAAGCATCGCCGACAAGTTCGGGGTGTCGGTCGATTATCTGCTCGGACGGACGGATAATCCGATGACCGTGGACGATTATCTAAAAAAATTTTGAAAATTCCCCTTTTAAGGGGAAAAATAAGAAAAACCTATGCAAAAATAGAGGCGTGATGGGGCGAGGCTCTTCACGCCTCTGCTTTTTCATCTGTTTCCTCCTCCCTTGATAGCCCGCCCTTCGGGGCGGGCGGTTGAGGGCAAAAATGACAGGACTTCCCGCACCTCTCAACGATGTGGTCCAGGGGAGACATATACGGGCAAATGTACCAAGGTGGCGACGCGGTCTCCAAAACCGTGTGCGGTGGGTTCGATTCCCAACTGTCCGTGCCAGAGGCCGGGTAGCTCCCGGATGATGTGAGAGTACGCAGAACGCCTCACAGAGAATGACAATGCCTGCTGAAAACTGCGCGTGGGGATGCGTCCTCCTTGCCGTTACTGATGAAAGCGCTTGAAATGCTTGCGGGGCCTCAAGCGGGCATGAGCGTGTGACAATCTAAGCGGGAACTGCACATACGCGGCGTGCAGAAGCAGAAGCGAAAGCAATGGCTATAGGCAACATTGCGGACGTGTGGCGGCTCAATACCGCCTCGCCGCTCCAAGCGGTTTAGATGGAAGATCTATTCTGAGCATCAAGTGTATGCCCTTCGGGGCGGGTAAAGTCTGCTATGTAAGGCCAAGGGGCGGGGGCTGGTAGCAAATAGGGCGGGGCATATGGCGTATGCAAACATTGAAGATCGACGGGCATATCACCGGGAATATATGCGCGAACGCCGAGAATGGTTTGCCGCGCATCACGTTTGTACAGAGTGCGGGAAAGAAGATGCCTATACAATGGTGGGAAAGCGCCATTGTGCCGAATGCCTCGAAAAAAGACGTGGGCACCCACTCGAAATAAACCCCAATATGGGGCCAAAGAAAAGAACCTGGCAAAAACATTCTGTCCCTAAAAACCAATACTACGAAAACGGCCTATGCGCCATTTGCGGGCAACATCCATATATCGAAGGGCATAGAACTTGCCAAGGCTGCTACGACAATGCGTGTAAAGCAGCGTGGCTTGGGAGAAAAGCTAAAGGCCCGCGCCATATTTATCCACCCACATCTGACACGCCAAAAGCCATTGCTGCTTATCAATACTGCGTACAGCACCGGCAAGAATACATCAAAAGATGGGAAGCAGAGTATGCCTGTGAATACGAAGAACGAGCCTCTAATCAAGAGCAAAGAACGGGTTAAGAAGTTTGCCGAAGTGTTTACACCGGCGTGGCTGGTGAAAAAGATGTGCGATATGCTGGACGAGGAAAACGGCGGACACGCTTTCGACATTGAGAAAACCTTTTTGGAGCCGTGCGGGGGGACAGGCAACTTTGCTGTTGAGATCATAGAGCGGAAATTAAAGAAATGCAAAACTGAGGAAGACGCATTTATCGCCGTTTCTTCGTATTACACCGTTGAAATTCAGCAGGATAATGTTGACGAGCTAAAGGAGCGCGTTAAAAATCTTGTTGCGTCATATTTCCCGAGCATTGACGTATCGGATATTTTAGACAGAAACGTGGCTTGCGGTGATTTTTTGCATCCAAAGGGTATTTGGTTTATGGAAAAATAAATGTGCGAGGTGGCGAAAGGATGTGAGCGTATGGCTGGCGGAGCGCCAAGGAAATGGAAAAGCGTAAGCGCGATGCAGAAAGCTATTGACGTTTACTTCAAAAAGTGCGAGGGCGAACCGTTTATCGGAGATGACGGCTGCGCTGTGCGAGATAAGTACGGGGTGCCGATCATCATCAACGCAAAGCCGCCGACAATCACGGGGCTTGCATTGGCACTTGGATTCACAGGGAGACAAGCCCTGCTGGATTATCAAGCAAGGCCGGAGTTCGCGGACACGGTTACGCGCGCGAAGTCCCGCTGTGAGGAATACGCCGAATCTCGGCTGTACGACAAAGATGGTGCGAACGGCGCGAAATTCTCGCTTGGCTGCAATTTCGGCTGGCGTGAAGTGAACGAGACAAAAATAAGCACGGATTCCGTCAAGGTGGTTATTGATGTCTAACATTCGCCTGTCTGAAAAAATCGGCTCTGCGTTCTACGACGTGGCGCATGACGTGTTCCACCACGGTCACACGCACTATGATTTCAGCGGTGGGCGCGGATCACTGAAGTCCTCCACGGTTTCTGTACTTGTTCCCCTTCTACTGATAAACAATCCGGGTACACATGCGCTCGTGCTGCGCAAGGTGGCAAACACGATCCGCGATAGCGTGTACGCGCAGTATATCTGGGCAATCGGTGAACTGGGCATGGCGGCGTATTGGGAAGCCAAGGTTTCCCCGATGGAGCTGATCTATAAGCCGACAGGACAGAAGATCATGTTTCGCGGCGCTGATGACCCGATGAAGATCAAGTCTATCAAGGTCCCATTTGGCTACATTGCCGTGACGCACTTTGAGGAAAAAGACCAGTTTGCCGGACGTGCAGAAATCCGAAACATTTTGCAGTCGACCATGCGCGGCGGATCGGTGTTCTGGAATTTTGAGAGCTATAACCCGCCTATTTCGCGTGACAACTGGGCGAACAAGGACAGTTTAGAGAAACGCGCCGACCGCCTGTGCCACAAGTCAACGTATCTGCAAGCGCCGCCTGAGTGGCTTGGGCAGCAGTTTATCGACGAAGCGGAACACCTGAAAGAAACAGATGAGCGCGCATATCAGCACGAATATCTCGGTATCCCGGTTGGCACCGGCGGGAACGTGTTTGACAAACTGGAACTGCGGGAGATTACCGATGAAGAAGTCAAGAGTTTCGACCGCATCTATCAGGGGGTGGACTTTGGCTGGTTCCCAGACCCGTTTGCTTTTATCCGGCTGCATTATGATCGGGCGCGAGAGACCATCTATCTGCTGGACGAGATTTACCAAAACAAATTATCCAACGAGCAAAGCGCGACCATGATTAAGCAGCGCGGATATAACAACATTAGGACGATCTGCGACAGCGCCGAGCCGAAAAGCGTTGCTGACCTTCGCGCAATGGGGCTACCTGCGTATGAAGCGGTCAAAGGCCCCGGCTCTGTGGAATATGGCATGAAGTTTTTGCAGCGGAGAACGATTGTTATTGATAGGCGACGCACACCGCACGCTTACAATGAGTTTGTGGGATACGAATACGAAAGAAACAAAGACGGCGACATTATTAGCGGCTACCCTGACGCGAACAACCACCTGATTGACGCGACGAGATATGCGTTAGAGCCTGTCAGCCGCAGAATGGGAGTTATTGCATGAGCAGTGCAGTTATCCAAAAGTTAAAAGAACTTGGCTATACGACAATCCCGGAAGAGTTTTACAGCCAAGTTGACCTCTGGAAGTCCTGGTATGTTGGGAAAGTAAAGGATTTTCATCAATACCGGCGATATAACGGGCATAAGTGGACAAAGTGCAACCGTGCAAGCCTCGGTATGGCGAAAAAGGTTTGTGAGGACTGTGCAAACCTCTTGATGAATGAGAAAGTTCAGATCACGCTTGAAGGGCAGAAGGAACAGGAGTTTATTGACAGGGTTCTAACGGCGAACAACTTCACGGTCAAGGCGAACGAAATGCAGGAAATGAAGTCAGCGCTCGGAACCGTGGCGTACATTCCGCGTGTGGTTGGGCAGACCGTCAACGAAAGCGGTGAAATCGTTCCAGGCGATGTTTCCGGTCTCGCTCTTGACTATGTGACCATTGAGCACATTTTCCCGCTGGCTTGGCAGAATGGCTTTATTACAGAGTGTGCTTTTGACAGCGTGGTCACACGGGCTGGAAAAAACTATCTGTATTTGCAGATTCACCGGAAAGACGAAAACGGACTTTACGCCATCGAGAATAGTATTTACAGATACGAAAACAAGACGCTTGCCGACGCGCTGCTCACCGATGTTCCGGGCTTTGAGCGAATCCCCCCTGTGGTACATACGGGAAGCGACAAGAGGCAGTTCGTCATCGACAGACCGAACATCGCAAACAATCTTGACTACCTGCTTCCGGTTGGTATCCCTGTGTATGCAAATGCAATCGACGTTCTGCGCGGCGTTGACTGTGCCTATGACTGCTACGTCAACGAGTTCGAAAACGGCCCGATGATGATGATGGTCAAAATTCCCGCCACAAGGTGGGAAGACGGTGAACCGACGCTTGATAACCATGACAGGCGTTTCTATCTGCTTCCAGAGGATACGCAGCAAGGAAACGTCGTAGAGACAATTTCTCCGACGCTGAGAACCGAGCAGCTGAATGTAGGACTTCAAGACCAATTGAACGTACTGTCCAGCAAGTGCGGCTTCGGTGAGACCTATTACCGCTTTGACGGTGGCAGCGTTGCAACTGCCACACAGGTCATCAGCGAAAACTCTACAATGTTCCGCACGATTAAGAAGCATGAGATTGTGCTCGAGCAGGCGCTCGTGGAGCTGTGCCGCATTCTGCTTCGGCTGGGCAACACGGCCATGAACGCTGGGCTTAATGAGGATGTAGAAATCTCCATCGACTTTGATGACAGCATCATTGAGTCAAAAGACACGGACTTCCAGCGGGATATGCAAATGCTGAACGCCGGAATTATGAATGATTGGGAGTTCCGTATGCGCTGGTTTAACGAGGATGAGGAGACTGCAAAGGCGGCTTTGCCAAAGATGCAGGACATGACTACGGAGCAGCAGAACGAAGTGGAATGAGGTGACGGGAAGTGCCGAAATACCCATTCTCCCCTCCTGTTTTGGATGCGCTGCCGGAAGAACTGGCAGAGCTGTACCGTGGACTTGAGGACACGCTGCTGATGGAGATATGCTCCCGCCTGAAACTTCGGGATGAGCTGAACGAGGTTACGGTGCAGGACATCAAGGTGCTGCGGTCACACGGCATCGATCTGAAAGAGATTGAAAAGGCCATACGCCAGGCTACCGGCATCAGCGAGAAAAAGCTGAACGAGCTGATAGACGATGTGGTGGAGCGCAACCAAAAGTATTACACCGAGGTCATAGACCTTGCCCGTGTAACACAGCCTGACGTGCTGGTGGATGCACCCACCATTGACGCAATCAGGCGGCAGACGCAGGATGCGTTCCGCAACATCACTGCTTCGATGGGGTTTTTGGTAGACGCAGGGCGGACGATGCTGCCCCCCGCAAAGGCGTACCAGCACGCCTTAGATGCGGCGGAGATGATGATACAAAGCGGAGCAATTTCTTATAACGAGGCAATCAAACGCAGCGTTAAGGAACTGGCCGATAGCGGATTGAGGGTGGTTGACTACGAGAGCGGCCATCGAGATCAGATCGATGTAGCTGCACGCCGCGCCGTAATGACTGGCGTATCGCAGTTGTGTAGTAAGTACACGGAGCAAGCGGCGGAATACTTGGAAACGCCGTATTATGAAGTGTCTGCCCACGCCGGGGCGCGTGATGTACCAGGGCGGTCACCGTGGGCATCTCACAAGGAGTGGCAGGGCAAAGTGTACTCCACCCGCAGCGGCGACATCTACCCGAACATCTACGAGGTTTGCGGTCTGGGTGCTGTGGATGGTCTGGAAGGAGCCAACTGTCGCCACCGCCGCAACGTTTGGGCTGAGGGCGTAAGCGAACGCACCTACACAGACGAACAGCTTTCCCACATTGACGATGGTTTGGGCTGTACGTTTGATGGCAAGACCTATACGGCATACGAGGCCACGCAGGAGCAGCGCAAGGTGGAGCGCACCATACGCAAGCTCAAGCGCGAGAAAGCCGCTTACAAGGCCGCAGGATTGCATGAAGAAGAACAGGCGGTAAACATACGGCTGCGGCGGTTAAACGCCAAATACAAGGCGTTCAGCGCGGCGGCAGGGCTGCCAGAGCAGCGGGAGAGAATGAAGGTGCTGTATTGAATTGGGAAGAAGTCAAAAAGGCAACTGAATTTTGTAATACGCAGCGGGGAATGACGCTGTGGAAATAAAAGGAGAGTAAAAATGGCAGACGAAACTATGACTTTTGATGAAATACTGGCTGACCCCACCTATAAGGCGGAGTTTGACAGGCGAATCACAAAGGCACTTTCGACTGTTCAGAGCAAACTGGACGCGGAAGTGGAGAAGAACAAGCAGTTTGCAGCGAACGGCAGCGCGGAAACGGAAGCGCTCAAAAAGGAGATTGAGGGCTACAAGTCCAAGATCGCCGATTATGACTACGCAGATGTGATCCGTAAGACGCTTGCTGAAAAGGGCGTGAAATTCAGCTCTAAGGCTGCGGAAAAGGCGTATTTGGCAGACCTGAAAGCAAAGCACCTTGAAATCAAGGACGGTGCGCTTGATGGGTTTGACGAATGGCACAAGGCGCAAGTCAGCGCCGATCCGTCCGCGTTCCAAGACGGCGTAAAAATTGACTGGTCCGCTGCTGTTGGCGGCGGCGAAAAGAAAACAGATACCAATGCCGCGATGAACAACCTGATTCGCGGCGCACTGAAATAAAAAAGGAGAATCAAAAATGGCAAGTATTGATCGTTCCGCACTTTCCGGCCTTATCCCGGAACCCGTAACCCGCGAAATCATGCAGGGCGCTATCGCCGAATCTGCTGTCCTTCGTATGGGCCGCAGGCTGGCGAATATGTCCAGCAAGACGCAGACTATCAACGTGCTCGACGCGCTTCCCTCCGCGTATTTCGTCAACGGCGAAGCGACCGGCGACGGCGCGGGCGACGCATTCAAGCAGACCACCAAAATGGCGTGGGACAAGAAGAAGCTGTATGCCGAGGAAATCGCGGTTATCGTCCCCATTCCCGAGGCTGCTCTCGATGATGCGGACTATGACATTTGGGGCGAGGTCAAGCCCCGTCTGACCGAGGCTTTCGGCAAGGTCATTGACGCGGCTATCCTGTTTGGCACAAACAAGCCGAGCACTTGGCGCGCTGGAGTTGTTCCTGCTGCTGTCGCTTCTGGCAACGGTGTGCCCATCAGCTCCGACATTTTCAGCGACATCATGGGCGAGAACGGCCTGATCGCCAAGGTCGAGCTGGACGGCTTTAACCCCAACGGCGTGATGTCCGCCATCCAGATGCGCGGCAAGCTCCGTGGTCTGAAGGACACCACCGGCCAGCCTATCTTCAAGTCCGATATGCAGGGGTCTACGCGCTACGGCCTTGACGGTATGGACATGTACTTCCCCATGAACGGCGCGTTCGATCCTGCGCAGGCGCAGATGATCGTCGGCGACTGGAGCCAGCTTGTCTACGCCATCCGTCAGGACATGACGTTCAAGATTTTCACCGAGGGTGTTATCCAGGATCCCACCACCAAGGCCATCACTTACAACCTGATGCAGAACGATATGGTCGCTCTCCGTGCGGTCATGCGTCTCGGCTGGGAGATCGCGAATCCCGTTAACGCTTACAACGCGGATAAGGCTGACCCGTTCCCGTTCTCTGTGTACGGAAAGGGCGGCGACATCTCCGCTGTCACCGTCTCGCCCGCTACCGCGACGATGGCAAAGGGCGACAGCAAGGCGTTTACTGCTGCCGTTACCGGCGAGGGCATCATCAACGGCGAGGTCGAGTGGAGCCAGAATGGCACGAAGTCCAAAATCAGCGAAGACGGCTTGCTGACTATCGACTCCGCTGAGACTAAGACCAGTATCACCGTCACGGCCAAGTCCAAGCAGGACGGCACCAAGACCGGAACTGCTACCGTTACCGTTTCTTGATCTGAAAGGAGCTGACCCGTATGGCATACGCTGAATATACATACTACGCCGGAATCTATATGGGTTCTGTGAGCGAGGAGGATTTTCCGCGTCTGGCTGTTCGGGCCAGCTCCTTCCTCGACTACTACACGATGGGGAAAGCTGAAAGCCACGCCGATTTGGACGCGGTAAAGATGTGTTGCTGTGCGTTGATCGACCAGTACGCTTTGCTGGATGCGGCGCAGAAGGCGGCGACAAAAAGCCTTGCCAATGCAGGCGACCCGGAAACCAAGAGCGAATCGGTAGGCAGCTATTCCCGCACGCTTACGACCGGTGGCGAAGCGGCAAAGTCTGTGCTGGATGTGGTAAGCACCAGTAAACAAATGCTTGCAAACCTGTGCAATGAGTATCTGGCGCATACCGGACTTTTGTATCGGGGAGGTGACTGCAAATGTACGCTCCCCACACTGTAACGATCTACAACTCTGTCAAGGAAACCGACCCGGCAACCTTTAAGGACGTTACTAAGCTCTATGTCACGATTTTACGCGGCGTGCTGTGTGAAGCGTCAAAGGGCTCAAATGTGCGCAAGACCGGGTTAGAGGGCGCGGATGCGGTCAACCTGTATATCCCGTTTTCCGTAGAAGCAATAGACGGAACGACGGGTAAGCCCAAGAAGTACACCGGGCCGCAAGAGTTTTACCGCGCCACGGATAAGACCGGACTGTGGACGCTTTCAGTCAGCGGCAACGGTGGGGTTACGTTTTTCATCAAGGGCGTGTTTATCACCGACAAGGAAGATGTGGCGCTTTCACAGGATAACTGTTGGAATCTGACAAAGGTAGACGCAATGGACTTTGGCAGCGAAGATATGCAGCATTGGGAATGCGGAGGCGTATGAGATGGCGCTAAAATTTACCATCGACGTCTCTGGCATGGATGCAGTCAAAGAATCCATTGCAAGAGCTTGCAGTCGCGCAGAACACGCGCTTGCGGTACAGGTGGCAAAAGATACCGCGCCATTTGTCCCGATGCGCACAGGATCGTTGAGAACGCGGACGCGGGTATCCGGGAACGAGATTATCTACCCCGGCCCATACGCTCGGTATCTCTATTACGGCAAACTGTACGTTGATCCGCTGACGGGAAGTTCCTATGCGAGAAAAGGCGTAACAAAAGTTTCGGCGGTGCCTGAGAAAGACCTGAAGTTTTGGCATCCAAATACATCCTCGCACTGGTTTGAATCGTCGAAAGCTCAAAACCTCCCAAAGTGGCTACGCGTAGCAGAAAAGGCGGTAAAGAATGATCTCTAAAGAAAAGCCCGTAACCCTTGCGTCAAGCGTTGAAAAATCCGATCTCGACCGCCTTGTATTGATTTGGGCGAACAAATGCCCCAATATCCCCGATAACGTGGAGCTGATTAAGTATGAGTATTTCGCGGCGAAAACGGTAGGCATGGCGCTTTCGTCCGTGCAAGGCGCTGTTATTACCAAGAAATACATCTGCGGCGGGTATCAGGCGGAATATTCGTTTGAAATCCACTACCAGATCGCGCCTCCGGGGACAAGCGATGACACGCGCTTAAAGGCAGTCGAGGCTTTGAACAAATTTGCGGACTGGGCTAACACACAGCGCCCGGACATTGGCGAGGGGAGACGCGCCCTCCGCGTAGAGACAGCGGCTTTTGCGTCGTATCTCGGCGCAACCAGCGACAAATACGAGGACTATATGGTTCCTCTTAAACTAACATACGAGGTGAATGTATAATGGCAGATTTAACTTTTGCGACCTCCGAAGGCCAGACCATTGACCGCGAGCTTTTGATTGCGTATCTGAATACTGGCACGCCATCGGCTCCCGTTTGGAGTGCCATCGGTAAGCGTGTGGAAGATTCCACCGAGGAAATGGACTGGGGACAGGAGAGCAAGCAGGACATCCTTGGTAACACCTTTACCACCATGAAAAAGCCCGTTATTACGCAGACGTTTGACCCGATTCCTTTGGATGCGGGCGACGCGGCGGCGGTCAAGATGTGGAATCTTGCGGTCAAAGATCACGACGCGCAGGCGCTTGCCAATCAGGACATGATGATTGGCCACTTCTACGCCACGAGCGGCGACGCGAAGTTTGCCGAGCGCTATGATTCCTGCGCTATTGCAGTGACGTCCATCGGCGGCGACGGCGGCGGCACGCTCAACATCGCGAGCGAGATCACTTACGGCGGCAACCGGACGCTTGGCACGATTACCAAGAGCGCCAGCGGCGTGACCTTTACGGCAGATACTTAACAGAAAAGGGCGGGAACCTTCCCGCCCTTATTCGGAGGAATTATGAAAAAAGTAATCATTGATTCCGGCGTGCAGGAATACAGCCTGAACGACAAGTGCAGCGTTTTTTTTAATCCGGCCGACACGGAATTTGCTGACAGAATTTATACGGCATTTGAAGAGCTGAGAAAAAAGCAGGAAAAACGCACGGTTGAGCTTGAAAAAATGACGACGCGGGAGACCTTTGACTATCTTAAACGGCTTGACAGAGAAATGCGCGATACTATTGACGGCGTATTTGGGCAACCTGTATGCGAGACTCTATTTGGCTCTATGAGTGTATACGCAAGCGCGGGCGGTACGCCTGTGTGGATGAATCTGATGCTTGCTATTATCGACGAGCTGGACGAAGGCGTGAAGCGTGAAAAGGCGTTTCACAGCGAAAAGCTCGCCAAGTATACAAAGAAATATCACCGATGATGTATGACCTGCCGCGCACCGTGATGGTGTGTGGGACGAGCTATGAGATCGAAACAAATTTTCGCGCGATCCTTGACATTTTTTCTCTGCTGGCGGATGCGGACCTGACAAACGAAGAAAAAGGCATCGGTATGCTTGGCATTTTCTATAAGGATTTCTGCCAAATGCCAAGTGAGCATTTTCAGGAGGCCTTGCATCAATGCTTTTGGTTTATCAACGGCGGAAATGAAGAAATGCAGCAGAAATCACCGAAGTTAATGGATTGGGAGCAGGATTTCCCGTATCTGATCGCACCGATCAATCGTGTGGCAGGACAGGAGATTCGCGCGGTCGAATATCTGCATTGGTGGACGTTTCTTTCGTACTACTACGAGATCGGAGATTGCTACTTTGCACAGATCGTTCGAATCCGCGACCTCAAGGCCCGCGGGAAACTGACGGACAAAACGGACAAAGAGTTTTATCGCAAGAACCGAGAAGCGGTAGACCTAAAAATGCGCTACTCGGAAATGGAAGAGGACATTATCAAGGGCTGGGTATAAAAATCCGCCCTCCGAAGAGGGCGGAACGGGTCAATTTGTTGCAATAAATGTGATGTCCTTCCCTGCCCAAAAGTCAGGGATAAACCGAATTTCCAATTCTTTCCAATCTTTTGAGACTTCATAACCAACAACACCGTTCATTTTTTTCCCGGCGGCAATCGAGCCATCAAGCTGTTTCTTGTCTGTTGATACTGTTCCTGTAAGGCTTAACGTTGTTGAATAATCATCGACATACGCATCGAAAGAAACAAGAGAACTTACAGCGATATCTTTTTCGGATTTGTTGTCAATAGAAAACTCGCATATCAAAAAGACGTTGCCATCTTCTGGCTCGAGGTATTGTTTTCCGTTAGATTCTGTACAGGAAACAAAAGTAACCTCAATATTATTTAAGGAAACGACGTCACCAACATAAAACTCGGTTTTTTGTTCTTCCTGCTGCTTCTCCGGAGCATCAACTTCGCCAACTTTTTTAGGCTCGTTGTCTCCTCCGTTAATTGCTGCACCAATTAGACCAATGCCAAAGACAACAAGAATTATTCCAAGGATTGGATGCCGCTTTTTTTGCTTTGCGCCGCACTTAGGACAAATATTCGCTGACTTTGCTATGGGTTCTCCACAAGTTCTGCAAGTAGTCATTTTATCCACAATATTCCCCTCCTAAATTAAATTTTTGTGGTTTATTTAATATACCACATTGCAAATTCAAAAGCAAGCAGGTGATTTTATGGCTGATGGTTCCGTTGTCATCAATACGGAAATAGACGCAAAAGATGCGCAGAAAAAATTAAGCTCGCTTGAAAAGAAAATTGATCGGTTAAATAACAAAGCATATCAGGCAAAGCAGGCAAAAATGCCGTTAGAGCAACAGTCGCTTGAGCTTGGCGCCGCACTTGATACCGCAAAGAAGAAGCTCGATTTGCTCCAAAGCAGCAATGCCTCGTCTGATGCTATCAAGGATCAGGCCGAAACAGTAACGTCGATTCAGTACCGGTGGAACCAGGTCAACAATCAGATTGAACGCTATGACAAGTCGATTTCCAACGCGAAAATAGAAATTGACTTCACAAAAGAAAAAGCCGGTGAGCTTGCCACATATCTGGCAGAATCCGGGGAAAACGCCGGGAAGATGAACGCAGGAGTCAAAAAGGCCGCCAAGAGTGCGGATGCATTTTCCAAGCGGATCAAGGCGGTCGTTCGTAGCGCATTGGTATTCACGGTCATTACACAGGCCCTCTCTAAATTGCGCAACTGGGCGGGCGACGTTATCAAGACAAGCCCTGAAGCGGCGGCCGCTATCGCGCAGCTCAAAGGCGCGCTGTTGACAATGGTACAACCATTGGTCGATGTTATTATTCCGGCGTTTACCGCGCTTGTACAAGTGCTTACGGCTGTTGTGGCAAAAATTGCGCAGTTTGTAGCTGCCATTTCCGGCAAAAGCCTTGCGGCGTCCACAGAATCCGCGAAAGCCTTAAACAACCAAACCAAAGCACTCAAAGGCACAGGAAAAGCAGCAAAGGATGCGAGCAAATCTTTTGCGTCGTTCGATGAAATCAATAAGCTATCCGGAACGAGCGACAATTCAGGAAGCGGCGCGGATTCGGAAAGCATCGCGCCTAATTTTGATTTTCTTGATGGTGTTTCCGACCGTCTAAAAAGCATCGCTACGGCGGTTGCGCTGATCGGTACGGGCCTTGCTTTATGGAAGGTATCTGATTCGCTTCCAGGCACTCTTGGCCTTATCGCCACAAAGCTTGGCGGTATCGCAATCGCGGCAGGCGGGTTAGCCTTAATGTGGGACGGCCTAAAAGACGCATGGGAAAACGGAATCGACTGGACAAATTTTCTCGAGATACTCGCGGGCGCGGGCGCTTTGGTTGGCGGCCTTGCGCTGGCGTTTGGTAAGGTCGGCGCGGGTATCGGCCTTGTGGTCGCCGGTGCAGCTCTGATCGTCACAGCGTTCCGCGACATAGAGAAGAACGGCGTCAACCTGAAAAATGTTTTGATGCTGATCGCCGGTCTGCTGGCCGCAGGGCTTGGCATTTCGGTTTTGACGGGTTCGTGGGTGCCGCTGATGATCGCCGCTATTGCTGGAATTGTTGTGGCAATGCTCGCGTGGACGGGCAACCTCAAAGAGTTTATAGACAGCATTAAGGGAATCTTTTCCGGCTTGATCGACTTTATTACAGGCGTGTTTAGCGGCGACCTTGATAAAGCGTTTAACGGACTGAAAAAGATGCTAAAAAACCTAATTAATGCCGACATCATTCTTGTGGAAAGCTTTATCAACACGATTATTCGCGCGGTGAATTGGCTGATCTCGCAACTGAATAAGATCCATTTTGAGCTGCCTGATTGGGTACCCGGGATCGGCGGGCTGTCTTTTGGTGTAAATATTCCTGCTATTTCAGAAAAGAAACTGCCACGGCTTGCACAGGGAGCGGTCATCCCTCCAAACCGTGAATTTCTGGCAGTGCTGGGCGACCAGAAACAGGGCACAAACATCGAAACACCGCTGCCTACTATGATTCAAGCGTTCAAACAGGCGCTTGCGGAAATCGGATACAACGGCAACAACGAGGCAGTATTGGTGCTTGATCGTGAAGTGCTTGGAAAGGTAGTGTACAAGCTCAACAAGGCAGAGAGCAAGCGTATTGGCGTGAATCTTGCGGGGGTGTGACATGAGCTATATCAAGCTGAATGGGATCACATTTGATGCGGATGTGGCGATTTCCAAATACACCCGTTATTTCAACGTGCTCGACGGGGAAAACGCTGGCCGCGTAATGACGGGACGCATGGTGCGCGATGTTATCGGCACATACCTGGGGCACAAAGTAACCGTTTTCCGCAGGGGCGATAATCAAAAAGGTTTGGACGCATTTTGGGATTATCTCTACGCGCATTCTGTCGATGATAGCGTGCAGCTGGAGGCGGCAGACGGGCAGACTACCATTTCCTACGAAGCATATTACACGAGCGCGTCGCAGGATATTGAAAAGGTCGAAAACGGCGTGAATTATTGGGGCGAAATTGAGATCAATTTTATTCCGATCGAAGCGCAGGTGACGCCATGAGCAAAACAACGGTCACCTATAAAGATGTTGCCGTTGGCGCGCAGGAGGATGCGGCATTTGCTGCTACCGGCGCAACAAATGAGAGCACTATTGCTAAGCTTGCAAAAGGCGTTGCCCCCGGGAAAATCATCACGCTTGAACAAGACCGCTGGGCGCTGGACGGAACCTTTGATAAATTCTACGAGCAAAGCGAGATCGCTTTCTGGTCGAGTGAGATTTCCGGCGCGGATGGGACGTTTGACGCTGACCCCGTTATTACCGTTACCTTTGACCAGCAATATTCCAGCATGGGCATCAGCTTTGTGTTTGATGATGCGACCAGTGAATATGTATCGCTTTTGAACATCAAGTGGTATCAGGGCGACACCCTAAAAGCCGATGAAGATTTTACGCCGGACAACGCTCGGTATTTTTGCTCAAAGCGCGTTGAAAGCTACGATAAGATTGTCATTACGCTTCAAAAAACAATGCCGGCTATGCGGCGCGCTAAGATCGACCGCATTATTTTTGGCGTGGAACGTGTTTTTGGCATGACGGAGCTGCGAAAAGCAAGCATTACAAACGAGATGGATGAGAGCTGTATTGAACTGCCGATCTCCACTTTTGCATGGACGCTTGACAGCTTAAGCAATGTGGATTACATGTTCCAGCTCAAGCAGCCGGTAGAGGTCCGGAACAACGAAAGCCTTTTGGGCGTGTACTATATCAACGGCGCATCGCGCGCTGCGGAGCGCGTCTATGATATTGACTGCCATGATGCGCTTGGAGTGCTTTCGGAATCACAGTTTGCTGGCGGCGCATACTTATCCGGTGCAAGCGCCAAATCGCTGTTAGAAACGCTTTGTGCGCCGTTTTCGGTGGAATATGCAGAGGGCGTAATAGATACGATATTGAAAGGTGTTTTGGAACCGCAGCCCAAACGGGACGCCATTCGTCAGGTTGTATTTGCATGGGGCGTTTGTCTTGCAACAGATGGAGGCAGCACAATCCGCGTATTTACTCTGCCGAAAACAGCAAAGGCGATACCCAAGGCCAGCACCTTTACCGGCGCAAGTGTAGAGACGACGTCCGTTGTAACAGCCGTAAAGCTCACGGCACACACTTATGCAGAAGATAACAATGGTGGTGTTACGATCAACGGGCAGTCTTACAGCGATACGGAATCCGTTTATACAGTCAGCAACCCAAACGTTACAGCCTCCGACCGTCAAAACATCATTGAGATCACCGGTGCAACGCTGGTTTCGACCGATGCTGCACAGGCAGTTGCGCAGCGAGTTTACGACTATTATCAAAAGCGCGATACGATTTCGTCGAAAATCGTATACGGCGGCGAAAAGCTTGGAGACGCCTTGAGCGTTTACACGCCGTGGGACACGCTGGTGAGCGGGAATTTGAGCAAAATGGAAATAACACTTTCCAACACTGTTGTTTATAAAGCCGAGGTGACAGGCGCATGAGCGAGATCTATACAGTATTGGTCCCCAAGATCCTCGCCGCGGCGTTTGCTCCAAATCCCGCAGACATCAACACCAAAACCAAGCTCACCGTCATCGTGACGGAAGAGACCGTCTACCTCGAACCGACAAAATACTACAGCGGCGAGATCTTCGCCGGGGAGGTCTAAACTATGGCGATCAAAACAGTCCAAGCGATCATCAACGGCCAGAGCTACACCCTCGCGCTCAACAGCGCGACGGGCAAGTACGAGGCCACCATCACCGCGCCGGGCAAAACGTCCTACAACCAGTCCGGCGGCTACTACAACGTTCAAATCAAGGCGACCAACGACGCGGGCACCGTCGGCTCGGCGGACGCCTCCACTCTCGACGGATTAAAGCTCTACGTCAAGGAAAAGGTCGCGCCGGTCATCACCATCCTCTCGCCGTCCTCCGGGGCGTATGTCAGCAACAGCAAGCAGCCGGTCGTGTTCACGGTCAAGGACGAGACGGACGGCTCCGGCGTCGACCTCTCGACGCTCGTGGTCAAACAGGACGGCGCGGCGGTCGCATCCTCTGCCCTTGCGAGCACGGCCATCGCCAACGGCTACCAGGTGACCTACACGCCCGCCTCGGCCCTCAACGACGGCAGCCACACCGTCGCCATCAACTGCAAGGACCACGACGGCAACGCCGCGGCGCAGAAGTCCACCACCTACACGGTCGACACCGTGCCCCCGACGCTCAACGTCACCGCGCCCACGGATAATCTTATCACCAACACAGCGGCTCTCACGGTGGCCGGTATCACCAACGACGCGACCTCCTCGCCTGTAACCATCAAGATCACGCTTAACGGAGCAGATCAGGGCGATGTCACGGTCGGCGCGGGCGGCGCGTTCAGCAAGGCCGTCACGCTGGCGGAGGGCGCGAATGCCATCGTCATCACGGCGACCGACGCGGCGGGCAAGGTCTCCACGGTCACGCGCAATGTGACGCTTGACACCTCGGTGCCGGTCATCAAGTCGGCGACGATCACGCCGAACCCGGTCGACGCAGGCGCGACGATGGTCATCGCGGTGGAGATCGAATGAGCGCGCAGGTCCTAAGCGTCTCGCTGCCGAGCGAGATCATCTATGTGAGCGGCACGGTCAACGGCACGGCATACACATGGACGCTCATGGAGGGCGCGTGGACCGCTACGGTCGAGCGGGCGGCGGACGATACCTATGCCGTCGCCCTCACCGCCGTCACTGCAGCGGGGACAAGCACCAACTTTGAGCTGACGCTCTACTACGGCCTGCTGACGCTCATCACGGATCGGACGGCGGAGGACGTGGCAAACAAGACCGCGAAGGGCTTTTACAACGCGAGCGACCTCAACCGCGTGGGCGCGGCGGTGCAGTACGTCGCGGAGCGCTTTGCCGCGCAGGGCTACGCGGTCACCGTCCACCCGAAAACGGACCGGACGGAGAAAGACATCCCCACAGCCTCCGAGCTGGAGACGTACCGACAGAACATCGCCACGCTGCGCGGCTTGATTGCGGTCCTGAAGTCCACGCCCGAGACGCCGGAAACCATGCGGTTTTTGGACTACATCAAGGCCAACGATATAGAGCGCATTTTGCTCGACCTCGACACGCTGCTGACCAATGCGGCGCTGGCGTGGTATCAGTCCGGCGAGCTCTACGCCGGAGAAGTCTGAAAGGAGCGAGAACATGAAAGACAGAATCCCCCTTTACCCCGGCCGCGTGACATTGAATCCCGTGTCCGGTCAGCCAAACACCTTTGACCTTGTGCGCGCCGACCAGCCCACGCAGGAGGGCACGCCGCTGAACAAGGCAAGCCTGCTCAAGGACACCACGGCGGCGCTGTTCGGGCTGGGCACCGACGCCGTGCCGGACGATGTGCTATTACAAATATCTGCTTTTAAAAACAACCTCGGGAACATGTGGGTGTGGGCAAAGGCTGAGCCTGACTTTTTGGGACCCGGATCAAGTATTGATTACGGGGCGGAATGGAAGCCGATCTGCACACTTACAAATACGTCGTTGTATATATATTATTCAGATAGTTATACAATCGTTAATGGGAAAGCTGTTTTAACAAATCCCTCTTCGATTGCTGGTAAGGATTTTACCGGCAACGTTAATTATTTTAAGCCTCCTATAATTGGGAAATACATTCAACTTATTAACTCTTCGACCTATCCAGCGGAAGGATATAAAGAAGTGTATAAGCAGGCACCGAACGGTGACTTCAAATATGAAGTTCCAGCTTCGTATGGCAATTATTTAACGCTGTTGTCTAATTTCCGGAATATGCCTGGGAATGTTATCGGCTATGTGCTTACGCCAACAAACGAGGCACCTACTGAAAGCGGATATGTATTTAAAAGTATGGGTCAGCTCGGCGACAAGGTGCGCATCGCCACGGGCTCGTACACCGGCACGGGAACGTACGGGAAGGCGAATCCCAATACGCTGACGTTTGGTTTTGAACCGAAGATGGTGTTTATCGGTGCGGAAAGGCAATCTTCGGCTGATTGTGCTTTTGTATTCAACGGGCAAACAACCTTCAGTCGCACTAACTCAGGTGGTGGTGGGGATTCTGCTGACTGTTCATTTAGCGGAAATACATTTACATGGTATTCCACAAGCAGTAGTTGGGGATCTGCGGCGCAAATGAACTCAGCTAACGTGGAATATCTTTATTTCGCCATCGGTTAAGAAAGGAGGAAACCCATGAACATCATCCAAATCAACGCCAACGAAAACGGCGGTCGTCCGCCGATGCAAAGATGGAACGGCGCGCCGCCCGCGGGCTATGCGCTCGTGCCCGATACGCTCGACACCTCCGTGTTTTACAATTTCATGGGCTTTGTCACGCTGGAGCTGGACGGAAGCACCGTGACAGCCATGACCGGCAACCAAGAGGCGCTGGACGCCTATAAGGCGAGCCTGCCCGATCCGGTCGAGCCGCCGCCGACCACCGAGGAGCGCGTCGCCGCGCTGGAGGCGGAGAACAAGCTCCTCAAGGAACAGGTTAGCGCGCAGGCTGACCAAGCGGAATTTTACGAGGACTGCATCGCCGAAATGGCGACGGTCGTGTATGCGTGAGTTTATCGCCGAGCTGGCGTTAAACGTATATTTCACATTACAGAAAGGAAGTAAAGAAATGATGGCAATGTTATTCGCACAGAGAGTGATCCTCGGCAAGACGGAGTTTGACAAGGTGCCGAACAAACTCAAGCCGCAGGTGGCGGACATCCTCATCAACGAGTGCGGCCTGCCCGAGCTGGTCCCCGAGGAATACGGCGGCACCGCGCCGAAGGCGGAGTAACGAAAAAGCCGCCCCGTAGGGCGGCAAATTGACAAAGCGCGGCAGACTGTGCTATAATTCGCCTGCCAGTAAGAACGGCAAGGTTGTCCACTTCCTGCAAAGGAGGTGCGCGATGGTTACATACGCTGATATGTTCACATATTCGCTTGTGCTCATCGGTCTTGCGTCTCTGATCTTCACGGTCACAAGACATAAGAAATAACCGCCCACCATAGCGGTAAGCGGCGTTTCCTTCGAGCTATAAACTCACTGAGGGACGACCGCCACCAGCAATGGCAGCCGTTCTTACTGGCCTAAATATAGCACACCTAAAGCCGCTTTGTCAAGCACGACAAGGCGGCTTTTTTCGCGCCGCCGGAAAGAGAGACAACGCCTATGGAAAGTTTATCGAAATTGGCGGCGCTGTGCTCGGAGGTGACGGTCATTCTGGCCGCGCTGGCGATGCTCATTAAGCCCATCCGGAGCAAGCTGCTGGGGCTGGACAAGCTGACCGACGCGCTCAAATGCCAGCTCCGGCACGACATGCTGCACACCTACTACAAGCACCGCGAAAGCCAGACGATCCGCCAGTATGAGCTTGAGGATTTCATCTACCTCTATCGGGGCTACAAGGCCCTCGGCGGCAACAGCTTTATCGACCGCATCAAAAGCGAGATCGACGAGTGGGAGGTAATTTCATGAAAGACGTCAAGGGCTCAACCAGCGAAGAGGTGCGCATGATAAAGGCCATCCAGCGCTCCGTCGGCGCGCTGGACAACGGCTGGATCGGAAACCAGACCTTGAGCGACATCGCCGCCAAGCTCGGCGCGGACTGCTGGCCCCTCAACGTCGAGCTGTACGGCCAGCCCTGCATTCTCGCGCGGGACATCGAGCCCGTCAACATGAGCGGGCCGCTGCCGAAAAACGCCATCTCGGGGAGCTTTAGCTGGCAGGGCCAGCCCTGCTCCATCCTTGTGCGCGGCGGCAAGGTCGTGCGCGGCATGAGCTGCCACTACCCGACGCCCGAGAGCGTGCTCTACAAGACCACGGACGGCGCGGTGCGCATCGCCCGCGTGTCCTCGGTCTCCGCGCTCGACAATGTCGTGTGGGCAATCGGCGGGATGGGTCTGCTCGACCGCTATAACCCCGCGGCGGAGGGCTTTTCGGGCGCATACTCCGACGTGCTGCGCAAGACCAACCACACCGTCCTCGGCTACAAGGGCGGACTGCTCTACGGCGTCTACTGCCGCAGCATGACCGCGCAGCAGGTCAACGCCTTTTGTCGGGACAAGCTCAAGCTGGAATACGCCGTCATGCTCGACGGCGGGCACGTCGCCGCCATCAACGGCGCGTGTAACAAGATCAACACACAGACGCGGCAGTTCTATGCCGTTCGGTTTCTGTAAAGGAGGCTCAAAAAATGCAAAATCGACTTGCCAATCTGCTCACGGTCAAGAGCATCGTGACCATCGCGCTCACGGCGGTTTTCTCGGTGCTTGCCCTGCGCGGCAGCATCAGCGGGACGGAGTTTCTGACGATCTTCACGACCATCATCGCCTTCTACTTCGGCACCCAGACCGAGAAGAACAGGAAAAATGAATAGGCTTCTTGACACGATGGCCGCGTGGGAGGGGGCCGTGCGCGGCGATGCGGTACATAAGCAGATCGTAGACGCCTACAACAGCTTCCTGCCCCACCCGCGCGGCTACAGGCTCACCTATTCGGACGACTACTGCGCGGCGATGGTGTCCGCGGCGGCGATCCTCTGCGGTCTGACAGAGGTCATCCCCATCGAGTGCAGCTGCGGCGAGCAGGTGAAATGGTATCAAGCGCGCGGCCAATGGATCGAGGACGACGCGCACGTCCCCACGGTCGGCGAGCAGGTGTTCTACTGCTGGAACGACCGCAAGGACTACGCCCTCACGGACTGCACCGGCGCGCCGAACCACACGGGCATCGTGACCGCCTGCGACGGGCAGAAAATCACGGTGTTCGAGGGGAACAAGGGCAAAACCCACGAGTGCGCGTACCGCGTCATCCCCGTCAACGGGCGCTATATCCGCGGCTTCGGCGTGCCGAGATACCCCGCGGAAAAGCTCACGTTAGTGCGCGGCGACAAGGGCGCGGCGGTCGGCAAGCTGCAAGAGCTTCTCAACGCCTGCGGCTACGCGCTGGATGTGGATAACTCGTTCGGCCCCGCGACGCAAATGGCATGGGTTGAATATGTTTACGCGTACCTCGGGAAAATTCTAAAATAACGAAAGGAAAACGGGCGGGAGGCGTGCCTCCCCTCGCGTGAGCGCTCTGCAAGCCCCGGCGCACAGCATGGACAAGCAGCACCGAGCGATCCGGACAAAATTATCCTCTATGGCCCCGCGGCGGGCCGTGGCATACATTCGGTCTTTTGAGCTTCCGCCCGACGAAATGGCGTGCCTCGTCGAGTGCGACGTGCGCGGGCGATCCTGCGTACAGGTGGCATTTGAAATGAACTTGTCGCCGGATACGGTCAAAAAGTATCGCCGAAAGGCGTACCGCAAAATCGCATCGGAAGTCTTTGGATAGAAAAAGAGCTTCACCAAACGGTGAGGCTCTTTTCCTTTATTGGGGGGGTAGGAATGACGCATGGAGCACGTTGTGACAAAAAATAGCATATTCCGTCAGAATTTGCAAGCGCAATCGTTCGACGAATTTCGCCGTACACTTTTCATCCTTTTTTCCGGCACTTTAAGAAAGGGGTTTTCTTGTACCATAGAGGCAGAAAAGGAGGTGCGCTGCATGTACGAACGGCTTTTGGCATTGGGATTCACCGAGCAGATGGCGAGGGATATTTTGGTGCTGTTCCCCGAGCCGGACGAGCTGCGCACCTATGTTTATTTCGCGGAGCTGCTACATGTATAGCTATTATAATCCGTCGCCTTATGGCAAGAACGTGGGGGACTGCACCGTTCGGGCGATCTCCAAAGCGACCGGAAAAGACTGGGGCGAAACGTATCTCGCGCTCGCCATACAGGGCTATTTGGACGGTGACATGCCGTCGGCCAACGCGACCTGGGGCGCGTATCTGCACTCCCTTGGCTATCGGCGCTACATCGTGCCGGACACCTGTCCTCTGTGCTATACCGTTGGGCAGTTTGCGGACGAGCATCCGGAAGGCACATACATTTTAGCCCTGTCCGGTCATGTGGTATGCGTGCAGGACGGGACGATCTTTGACTCGTGGGACAGCAGCAATGAGACTGTGATCTATTTTTGGGTAAAGGAGACTGAATGACATGGCTTTTAATCCGTACTATCAAAACCCTTATTATCCACAGCCGATGCCGGACAACCTCATGCAGATGCGGCAGCAGCAGATGATGCAGCCCGCTCCGCCTCCCGTGCCGCAGAATCCTGTCGCGACCGGCGGTGTGCAATGGGTGAGCAGCGAGCAGGAAGCGAGAGGCTACCTGATCGCGCCCAACTCTGCCGTTGCACTGTGGGACAGCTCCGCGCCGACGGTATACCTTAAGCAGTCCGACGCGAGCGGCAAGCCAACGCTCAAGATTTACGACCTCGTAGAACGCGCAGAAACGCCCTCTAACGCGCCGCAAAAGCCGGGTACGGAATTTGTCACCCGCGAGGAGTTCGACCGTCTGGCGGCGCTTGTTGGCGAATTAAAGGGCAAGAAGAAGCGCAAGATTGAGGAGGACGAGGACGATGAGTAATCCGTTTATGGCCGCGCTTGGCGGCGGGCAGGGGCCTATGGGCAATTTTGCACAGATGGTGCAGCAGTTCAACCAGTTCAAGGCGAATTTTAAGGGCGACCCCAAAGCTGAGGTCGAAAAGCTCTTGCAGAGCGGTAAGCTGAACCAGCAACAGCTCAACCAGCTTCAGCAGATGGCAAAGCAGTTTCAAAGCCTGATGCAGTAATCATCAACATAAATCAACATCGTGGCCACGATTTGATGAATAAAAATTTTTCAAAGGAGTGATACTATGTCTCTTTCTGACGGCGGCGTTCAGGCCACTATGCCTGTTGCGCCAACCGGCATGATGAACAGCGGCTTTGGCGGCTTCGGCGGCGATGGCGCGTGGTGGATCATCATTCTTTTCCTGTTTGTTTTCTGCGGCTGGGGCGGCAACGGCTGGGGAAACAACGGCAATTCCGGCGGCGTGGTCGACGGCTACGTGCTGACCTCTGATTTTGCCAATGTCGAGCGCAAGATCGAGAGTGTAAATCAGGGTCTTTGCGACGGATTTTACCAGCAGGCGCAGCTTGTCAACG